AACATTTCTAGCTTTTTGAACTTTTCAGAACCTTCCTCAAGACGCTTTTCAATGTACTCGTATCGCAAAGCACATTCTCTTTCATGCGCCTTCAGTTCTGTACGCCTGATGTACATCTCCTCCAGCGAGTCAGGCATTAGTCAGACCTTTTTACGAACCGGATAGGGTTGGTCGTGCTGCCTTCTTTTGCCTTGCCTATGTTCAAAGCAACCATCTCAATCACCGGATAGATATACTTGCCCATGAATTCGTTGTCTTTTGGCGTTGGAGTAGCAGCGCAAATTGCGCTGCTGATTGTGACAAAAAGACTAGCGTAGATAAGTAAGTCTGCAAGAAAGTCCATTTTTTATCCTTTAGGTTTTATTCAGAGGAAGCTTCAACCCTTGGTTCTTCATTTTCAATGTTAGTTACATTGTCTTGTGAGGGTGCTTGTTCTTTCAATTCAGCATGAAATCGCTCGCGCATCGCTCCGATTGCAGATAGCTGATCGCCGCTAAACAAGCCTTGCTTTGCTGCAAGATCAATCAGATTCAAGGCGTTTGCTAGATCGTGAATTTGTATATATTTAGTTTCCATTACCACGGCACTCCTGTTCCTGTTTTTGGGGTTTTTGATTCTGTAATTTGGTCAGCAACCGCTTTTTCGTATAAAGCTACTTCATCTGCACCAAGAGCCGCTTTTGCCCAAGCAATCGCATTGGCCTCAGTAATGTCATTGTAAGCCGTAAAGGATGAAAGATCAGACGTATCTAAACTTGCAGATCCAAAACTTCGGCCTCTATGTGTGACCGCATTATCTCCAGATCCTACATCCTCAGAATCAGTTACTTCCCAGTGTACGCTTGTCACAACATCAGATTTTCCATCAAGGGAAACCTGTCGATCTAAACTTGCAATGCTCCATGTTACTGCCATGTTTATGCTCCTTTGAGTGCAGCCACTTCGGTTTTAAGTGTTTCTATTTCTTTGCTCAATTCCTGTATTGCAGAAATATACAAAGCATCTTTTGCGTTTAATTGCGTGTTGTATTGTCGGTTATCAGGCTGCAAAGGATTTTCATCGTCTTCTCTCGTAGGCACTACAATGCTAAATAAATTCATATTGTCTTCAACTTCGGAAGCCTCTTCGATCTCTTGTGCTACAAAGCCGTATTGAGTTCCCGCAGTTCCTTGCCCTTCCTTCCATGTATAGGTTCGCGGGGTCAGTGAGTTCAATACCCCCAAGCCACCAGAATAATCTGCAATATTATCTTTTAATCTTCTATCTGATGATTGCTGAATACCTGTACCCGTCTTATTGTAAATATTACCGTTGGAATAAATGTACAACCTAGTATCAGTGTCAGCCATACATCTTAAAAACCAGTTAGATGTGTTTTCTACATTATCAGCAAAATCAAACATTACACCGTACTGATTTGTAGTGCCTCCAGAGGTTGCTAGTTTGCAAGTCGCGTATCCAGCTTGGTCTTGCCAAATTTCATGCGTGTAGTCTGTGCCAGAAGCAAAAGTAGCAAGACTGTCTCCAGCTCTAACTTTTAAAGCTCCTCTATAATTTAAAAACATCCTATCGGATAAGGTAGAAGCACCATCTATTGAAAAAACTAATTGAGAGTTTTCATTGGCGTTTGAGTCCCACGCTGTTTGTCCTTCTACTCTTATCGCCCCTGCTATTTCTAAAGCACTGTTGTCTGATCTGGTACTGTTAAAACAAATTCTACTACCATAACCGCCGCCTTGTTTATTACTAAGATGAATACCTGAGGTGTGGTTACTAGCTGAGTATTCAATATCTAAAAGAGTATCTGGTGAATTATTGCCAATACCCACGTTTCCCGTATAACTCAGGAATAGTTGATTAGCATTTGCACTGCCAGCATTTAACGCTCGCAGTTGTAGATATCGATTATTGTTGCCAGATGAAGTTGCAGTAACATAAGCCGTGTCGCCAGTAGCGTGCATTAAAATACCCGCTGATGCTCCCATCGCATTTACGCCAGTTGCGTGGTCGCCTTCTGCTACTATAGCCCCGCCAACGGATAGTTTTTCAGCGGGAGTGCTGTCGTTAATTCCTACTCTGTCAAGACCTGCATCCACGAAGAGAGCGTGCGTGCTGCTGTCGGATTCCACTCTGAAATCTATATCCTGAGAATCTTGGTTTACGATTACAGTCCCGCCGCCATTGAGGATCAAAAAACTTCTAGAGGTTCCAGCACTCATCACTTGAAAATCTAAAAGCCCATCTTCAGCAGCGTCACTAGCATCTTTTATATTCGTTGCTATGTATGCGTAATCTACTGCGTTATTACCATCGTCTAGAGCGGAAAAAGTAATCTTACCTAACACATCATCATCTGCACCTGTTACTGGTCTATTGAAATCTAAAACAGGCCCAGCATTAGCATCAGTGTCTGTGCTGACAAGTTGAAGAGTGTCTTCATTGCCATCGTTGGTAATCGTTACATTTGTAGTTGGGCCAAAAGCAACGTCCATGTTCTCATCGATTGCCATTGCTTGTGTGGTTCCAAGCGTAGAGCCTTTGCCAAACACCAAATCATCGGTTGAATCATCTAACCCAATATAAAAATCTTGTGCGTTTCCATCGAAAACTATTGCTGTGTCAACCGCTGCGCCATCGCCAATCGTTACTGTGTCATCAGTGATCGTAAGTATGTTGTTGGTTCCGACTGTCGAACCTTCTCCAATAACAAGTTTGTCTGCCGAATCATCTAATCCAATGTAAAAATCTTTTGCGTTACCATCAAAAACCACGGATGTGTCTTCTGCCGCAGCGTTGCCAATTCTGAGGTTGGGGCCAATGCTTAAATCGGCAAACGCTTCAGTAACAGCGGCTCCACTACCCGCGCCGTCGAGATAGACAGCTTTCACAAAACCGTTTGGAATTGTTACATTCGCTCCACTGCCTTGAGAAATAATAATATTTTGTGAGCCTGAAGTTGCGTTCTCTATCATGTGAACGCGGCTCATGGTGTTTGGTCCGATAGTGATCGTACAAGCCGAATCGAGAGTTCCGGTGTACTTGATGTACATGGCTCTGCCGGGGTCAGTCGAGCCATCGGCTACTGTCGTTGCATGGGTATCAGCGTTAGTAGTTATGCCTTCTGTCGCATAACCTAGAGCCTCACCGATCAGCTCTAAATTTGTATTTGTCTCAGTTCCCCACGTTCCACTGGATTCTCCAGTGCCGATTTCCTTCAGACGCAGGTCATTAACGTACGTTGCCATGTTATAAATCTCCTTTATGCATTATAGCAAAAGTCAATTAAGCCGCATCCCGGCCTGCCTCTATTTCTTCATAGTTTGGCGTTTGACTGGTACTCACCGCACTATAACTTGCAGTTTGACTATCGTCTATTGTAGCGTAATTCGCGGTTTGTGCTGTATCTATTTCTCCATAAATCAAAAATGTGCCAATAGAGAAAGTTGAAACGACTCCTGTCGGGCTGACATTGGCCTTTCCAGAGGTAGTCACGAAGCCCAAATCAGAAGTAATTGACTGGCCAGTGACCTCGACTACTTCGTTTTCATGAATAATGACTGAGCCTAACGCGCTAGTTATTCCTAATCCAGTCAGGGTTACATTTGCCTTGGCAGATACTGTAGGAGCGCCTAGGCCGCTGGTGATTGCTAGTCCAGTGAGGGTGACATTTGCGTCAGCCGTAGTGGTGACAGAGCCTAGCCCGGAAGTGATGGCAAGACCAGTTACACTGACGTTGTTGTCGCAAGTGGTTGTAACAGAGCCAAGCCCAGAGGTAATTGCCTGACCCGTAGGCTCAACAGGTAAAGCAGTACCCCAAGCGCCTTCGTTCCATGTGCCTCGGCCCCAACCGTTGATATTAGTCTTTTATGGTCATAATCTAGTCGTAGCATTATAACCAATAAAAAACAACTAGGAAGCGACTCCCTGAAACTTGCGGGCTATAATCTTTTGCACTTTTGTGGGAGTGAAGTTCTCAAAGCCTGCGTGGGTGTTGGCAACCTGCTTGGCAATACGCCTTGCACCCAGACCGCGCTGCCTGCACTTTTCAATCGTCCTCAACACGGCCTGCTCTTCAGGAATCTCGACTAGCTTCTTACGAGTCTTCATTCGATTGCCTTGAGGCAGACGCTCTTCCTTGAAACAAAACCCAAAGGGTGCGGAGCCGCCAATCGAGTATCCGCGTTGCGCCCAAGCAATCTTGCCCTCAGCAAACTTCTTCTTGGTATTTTCAAACTCCATCTCAGCGACAGCAGATAGAACCATCAGCATGATCTGGTTCACCAACGAGTTCATATCGTATTTAGACTCCAGACCTTTTGCGGCCATCTCTTTGGGATAGACCACTGGCATGTCATTAAACTGCTCACACAGATAAAGTGTCACGCCACTCTCTTCGAGATGCGGAATGGTTTGCAGTAGATCGTTACAGCTACGCGAGAGTCTATCGATGCGAGTCGCAACGACAATGTCATACTCATCGATCACATCAGTCATCGCCCTGCACTGTTCGCGTTCCATGATCGGAACGGTTCCAGATACACCCGCGTCCACAAACCACTCGCTGATGTCCCGGTTAAATTTGTCTCGCACAAACTCAGAGATCAGCTCTTGCTGGGTATCGATTGAGATCCCGTTCTCAGCTTGCTCAGTGGTGCTTACACGGCAATAGCCGTAAATGTTGCGGATCTGTTTTTTAGGATTGCTCATTTTTTGATCCCTTATAAAATTTTCTAGCGTGCATAACAAGAGCAGCAGATGAGGCGTTATCTCTAACCTCTACTAACTCCTCCTCTTCTTTTTTCCACAACTCATAATTTTCTCGATCACTAATAGCATCGCGCAAACCTTCTTGTCCCTCTTCAAAAACAAAAGCGTCAACGTAATCCCTCCATGAATCGTATCCACCATCTTTAGCAATTCTTTTCAAAAGATCTACCTGCTCTGCGCGAAACTCCAAAGTGCGAGTCAATTTAACTTTCACTTCGCGCCTCCTACGAATCCATACTTGGTCAAGTCTTCATGCAGTCGCTGCCAGTTTATATCAAGCGGTCCGCTTCCGTCCGAGTAATCGCCCATGAGCAGCTGGCCATCCTTGAGCAGCTGCACTGAGCGATAGTTCTTAGGCGCACCATCGAGCTTGATGTCGATGTCATGCTTGAGACAGGTACGGCGCACGCGATTGTAAAAACGCTTTTTGTCGGTGACCATTAGGCCACCTTCCTTCTGTAACTTTCCAGCCGCCCCTGCCTGCACTCCCAAGCCATCAGCCTAACACTGTGACGATCAAGAGAGTCACCCTCCAACTCGCAGCGGCCATTCTTAACCTGCCAAGCAAGACCAGCCAACACTTCAGTCTTGGTGAAGTCGATTGGATACTGGTCGCTCTTCTTAGATGCCATGCATCGAGCTACAAAATTTTGGGTTTCAACATTGTTCATTCTTTTCTCCGGTTTCGTTAATCAATATGACCATTATGCACATTCCGTGTCGGTGTGCAACTATATGTATACATTTATTTGAATATACAGAAAGTTGCATTTGGACACG